TACGTTAGGAGTCATAGGTTGCCCCATAACTGCTGTCGCTATCCAACGAAACTTAACACCTTCTCTTGGAGTCGGTGTAGGAAGAAGAGTGGGTCTTTCCCAAGTTTTCTTCTTCATCTCTGTTTCACGGGTTTGCGTGTCTCTTGGTTCTCTATTAGCCATTGGATTGTTCCTTCATTAATTGCGCTGCATACTGCTCATTGCTGAGTCCAAGTCGCTTTGCGAGTGCCACTTGGGTTCTTGTTAGACGCACTGTGCGTGATTTTTTTCCGCTTCTCTCAACGGGGGCTACCACGGTTCCATTTTGTAACTGAGGTGCTTCTGTCTCAGTCTCAAACTTGTCAGGGAAAGCTCTACGCATTTCCTCATCTATCTCTTTATAATACTGTTCGCTGTCTGGTACAACACCTTTTCGCTTTAATTCTTCATGCAGACCTAAAGCAAATCCTGTCATACGCATATCTTTATCAAACCAATCGTTCTTTTTTTGCCACTCAATACCTCTGTCTGACAAGGAGGGCTGTTGTTTTTGCGGTTGTGGAGCTTGTGTTTCTTGTAGCTCCTCTTTCTTAGGCTGATACTCAGCCACTCTAAATTTTTCATTGTGTAACTGTGATAATTTTTCTTGGGCTTCCACTAATTTATCTGGATCACCTGACTCATAAGCCTCTTTGTAATCACTTTTAGCCTGCTCTAGCTGTGCATCGACCCTGCCTTTGGCTTGATCTATCAGCATATTTTCACCTTCAGCTAGGGTTTTTCTTAGCTTTTCGTTATCTTTTTTAAGGTTTTCTGCGTATTTTAACGCTTCTTCCCTTAATCTGGCAGCTTCTTCTTTAGCTCTACGCTCCTCATGATACTCATATTTTAATTGAGATATTCTTTTTTGAGCGTTCTGGCTATAGTTTCTGACTTCCTCTTGACTTTCATCGTCAACAGAAGTTTCTACTGATTCGTTTCTTTTTGCCACCCTGTCTTCTTCAGGTCTGTCATCAACCACTTCTACTTCAAAATCATCTTGCTCAACTGCCTGATTGCTGTCTTCGATGTTCTCTTCTAACTTTTCTGCTGTATCGTTCATATTCTCTTATATCCTCTTGGGTCATCGACAACGGCTTCAACCGTGTCATCGTTAATTAATCTAAATTCCTGTGTGTGTATTTTAAAACGGGTTCCTGAATAGGATCGAAATATCACAAAATCACCTACTTTGCAGTACGCACCATTTGGAAACTTGTCTTTATCCTTGTAGGCATCAGCACCCATACTAACCACAAACCCTATAATTGACGCTATACCTTCAGCATCTCTTATCTGGTCAGGCATATACAGACCGCCTTCTGTTTTCTCGTCTACTTCTACTGGGGATATTAGGAGTTTGTAGCCCTTTGGTTCAGGCATTTTGGAAGCGACCTTTGGGTCTCCTTCCTTCTTTACAGCTTGATACATTTTTACCTCATGCAGTGATTAAGGATCACAGTTCCTTGCGTTAATACGAAAAGCACCATAGTACTTTTTTTAATCATCTATAAATCTTTTCTCTATGTCAAGTATATCCTCCTGTAATTTCTTGAGACACTTATACTCACCTACACAACGAGCATACTCCTCTATAGTTTTAGCTCCACCTCCTGCGAGGTGTTCTTTTAGGTCTTCTTTATAATCTGTAATTCTTTTTAATATGGGAGTGTAGGCTGTCTCACTCATCTACAAACTCTCTTGCTAGATTGACACCCTCTTGAAAGCCTTTTCTCTTTTCATCTCTTTTAGATTTTGCCTCATTAAGAATAGCATTAGTCGCTACCTTGGTAACTTCTATCTCTTGGTCTTTCTTTTTAAGGTCAGTATCTACCTGTATCTTTGCCATATCCATTTGTTTCTTATGCTCAAACTCTGCTTCTTTTAGAGCCATCTCTCTTTGCTGAAGTTGTGTAAGTGGGTCTTCTGCTTTCTTTTGTGCTTCCTGTTCTGCCATCTCTGCCTGACTCTTAGTCAGGACTTGTCCTGCTGCCTGTGCTGTCAACTTAGACAACTGCTCTTCCACATCATCTGGCAAAGGCTCATCCTCACTAGGCATAGGAACACCCAACCTGTCTTCTATCTCTTTTCTATATTGGAAGGCAACGTGTTCCGTGATGTGGGCTGCCAAGGCATTCTGGATAGCAGACGCAAATGGCGATTGACCAATGATTTGCTGTATCTTCGGGTCTTGAGCAGCAGCAGTATGTACAGCAATGTGAGCTTCATGGTCTTGGTACTTGAACGCCTTGACAGGTTCTTGTTTCATTATAGCCATATTCTCCGTTACAGGGTCTTTAGGGGCTATGTCATCTGGTAGTTTTATTATGCTTTCAGCATCTTGTATTCCTAACACTTCTAGCATTTGTCTGTGTAGCTTACCCATATCGTATAACTGTGGTGCTTGTTGGGCTAACTGCAAGGCTGACTGATACTGCGTTACCCTCTGTGCCATTGTTGATGCATTAGGATCAGACACTGGTATAACATCAACCCTGTTATCAAAATCTTTTGTTCGTGAAAACTCACCATCCATTTCATAGGAATATTGTGCAGGCATAAAGTCGTGAATACACTTAGCTAGTATGCGTAACTCTTTTTTAAGAGATGCGTGTAGTCTAGCTTGCACACCAGACATAACTTTCATGGATCGCTCTAATAACGCTAGGGTTGTACCCACAGGAGCATTAGGGTTCATGTTACCCACTTGCACATCTGCTATCGACCCAATTCGTCTTCCCTCTTCGACAATATTTCCCAACAACTGGTACAGTACTGAGGATGGTTCTTTATAAGGTATAAACGTAATGGAATCTCGTATCGCACCACCAGGCACATCGACATCTCTGAACTCACCAGGCATAAGAGGCGACTCATCCCCTTTAATCCTAAGACCACGAGCTTTAAGACCAGCAGGTAGATTCGATAGAGTACCTGCATCAATAAGCTGACGCAGTATGGACGTAGCCGATTTAGCCAACCCACCAATAAGATGAATAAGTCCTGTACCATAAAAGCCAAGGCTAGGAAGATATCTATAATGAACAAAGTGCTGTCTTTTAGTTTTCTTTTCATCATTCTCGTACCAGTTCTTTCTTATTGATAAAATTGTCTTTGACGACTTATCTATCGTCACAATGTATGGTCTTGCCAAACCATCTTTATCGTTAAAAGGCTCTGGCATTTCCAGATCAACGTGCATCTCTAATATTGTATATCTCTCATCGTCTTCATAAACTGATTCGTTTCCCTCCATCTCATCATACTTTTCTTGTATCTCTGACTGATCTTGATGAGGTTCTGGTAAATCAACGTCACTGTAGAAACCATTAACCATTAACTCTCTAATCTGGTTTTCTGTCTTCTTCATAATATGTGTATACCGTGAACAAGACATGAGATCAGAAGCACCGTATGACACTACAAAATCTTCAGCAGGCACAAACATCGAACATGGTCTTTCCATAATCGGATCGTAATATACCTTTTTAAACGCTGATCCTGCAAGGGGGAGTCGGAACAACATTTGCTCCATCTCGTCACGGTATTCTGTCATTTCTTCTGTCAGCATATAGTTCATCTCGTTCTCTACACGCTGAGACTGTGCTGTCTTTTCTTTTGACATTTTTCCAACAACCTTTGTCCTAACAGGACCTGATGCAGGAAATATCTCTCCCATAGCTTGTGCTTGAAATCGTACAATGGCTTCTGACAATAAAGGATGGAATACACCTGACGCACCCTCCCAAGGTTGCGTTCTTTCTTCTATCTTCATGCCAAGTAAATCAAGACCTTTCATGTAAGATCGTGACCATTCTTTTCTGGATGTTCTATCAGACTCAAAGTCATCGACTAGATTTGATGCCATCTCCTCTAGGTCTTGTTCTTCTATATGCTCTGCTAGATTATCGTTGTGACCTATACCCTCTGCATCCTGTGTGATGCCCCCATCGAAATCAACCACAACACTTCCGTCCTCTGTCTCAACTGCAACAGCATCAGGATTTACTACAGATACTTTAAGTTCTGATTCTTCTGGGTTACCCTCTGCTTCTACTTCAAAGGGTTCTAGAGTTTTGTCTACTGCCATTATTTAATTGTGAAGCTCGTACCCCTTGTGGCTAGACCTCCACCTCTCATTTTAAGAACTTTACCGCCTTTTTTGTAGCCCTTCTTTTTCATGGCTCCGCCTTTTGCCATACCCTTTTTCTTCATGGCTCCACCCATAGCGTAGCCCTTCTTCTTCATCATGCCACCGCCACGCATTTTACCTTTACCGTCTGCGGCAAAGAAAGGTACTTTCTTACCATCTTTCATGACCATTTTAAGCTTACCGCCTGCAGCCATTCCTTTCTTCTTCATAGCACCGCCTTTAGCCATGCCCTTCTTTTTCATCATCATGCCACCACGAGCCATGCCTTTTTTCTTCATCATACCGCCTGCTCTTTTCTTTTTAATGGCGGCAAAACCTTTTAATGATTCTGCGTGTTTCTTAGTTTGTTTTTTAGGCGCAAACTTATTAGCGTACTGTCTAAGTGTCAGTCCTGTTCTTTTCAAGTCTGCCGCAGTAGCCGCTATCTTCTTAACACCCTTGCTATCAAAGAAGTATACTTCACCTCTTCTCTTTGCTTCTGCTATACTTCTTGGCTTACCCTCTAATGGAGATGCACCTTTTCCTGCTTGACCTTTTGGTGAGCCTTTCTTTGTTGTCTTTTTAGCAGGGTCTGCTTTAACTGTTGTTTTCTTAACAACTCTCTTTTTAGGAAGAACACTTTCTTTCGTAGAAAATTCTTTTCTTATTTGTTTTGTTCTTTTGATACTGCCGTCTTTGTTTCTATTGGTTGGATCACCACCTGGCGAACTGACAGTAAGTCGGTTTATACTCCGATCTATTCCACCACTCTCTCTAGACTTTTTTAGTCTTTCACGAATTTCTTTTCGTTTCTTGTCTTTATCTTCTGCCATAGCTGTACTCCTCTAAGGTTATTATGTTTATCGAATCCTGTATGTCAATTGTTTTTGGACAGCACCGCCGCCACGCATTTTTATTCTACCACCTTTTTTATACCTAGGGGAAAACTTTCTGCCTGTCATAGTGTGGCTATCTTTAATGTGTCTTCTTATGTCTCTCAGCTTTAGAGTTATGTCGAGGAAGTCTGAATAGCTTATCTTCTTTGCTCTATAGTCAGCTATGGCTTTCATGTATTTAAGTTCATCTGAGCTAAAGGCTGCCATTATTTTTTCTTCTTTTTATATTTTTTCTTTTTAGCCTTTACGAACTTCTTCTTACCTCTAACCAGTTGTGATTTCATACTGGCTCTAGATATGGTCATCAGTAGTACTCCACTGGTCTTCTGTATTTAGGTTCGTCATCCCAATCATCTCTTTCTGCTCTGACCCATCCTCCTTGACGAAACCTTAAAAGAGCTTGGGTTGTACTATCTACTAAGTCGTCATGATCACCTGTGGGAAATGATGCACATTCTTCAATTACCTCTTCAGACCATCTAGACGAATAGTACCATACACTTCCACTAGAAAACAAGTCCGTAACTGCGTTTACTCTAGCAATTTTATCGTTACCCCTAGTGGGGGTGAACTCTGTAACAGGTATTCCCATAGCTCTAAGCTCAAATACAAGCGGCGCACCAGAAGCTTTTGCTTCTACAATCATCTGATCTGGCTCCCATTCCCAATATTTATCGTATGCCGCACGTTTTAGCTCTGGAAACTCTAGTTTTTCCTTGTATGCATCTAAAAGAATTAGGTGAGGACGGCTTTGATCCACATCTCTGGCGTGATAGAACACGCCCCATGTGGTGCAGGCACTATAATCGCTCCTTTGTGTCTTTAAAAACGCTGTATCCCACGATTGTATGATGCATTCACAGGGTGGTAGCTCATGTTCTGTCCATTCTTGCCACCATTCACGCTTAATTAACGCTCCTTCTTCCGATGTGGGGTCTTGTTGGTACTGTGCATTCCATTTTGACAGAGGTAATTCCGCTTTTAGGCTCTCTAATTCCTCTAATCGCCAGTATTCGCCCCATAAAGGGCTACCAGAGGGCATAATTGCAGGTAATTGTATGACTTCCCAGTCATCTGCACCCTCTCTTTCGGTCATACTTTTTAAAATTTGACCTGTTAGGTCTCTTTTTGCCCATCTGGTCATCACAAGTATGATAGCACCTCCTGGTTGTAGACGCTGACGAGGTCCTGATGTGTACCATTCGTACACTTTATCGAATACTTCTGGGTTATACTGCCCTGCCTGTGCGTCCTGTTCGGAGTGTGGGTCATCAATTATCAAAACATCCGCACCTTTTCCTGTTACTGCCCCACCAACACCGATAGCAAAGTAGTCTCCGCCCTTGTTTGTGTTCCATCTACCTGCAGCCTTACTGTCTGTAGACAGTTCTATACCGCTAAATACCTTTTGATACTCCTCTGACTGTATGAGGTTACGCACCTTTCTGCCAAAACCAACTGCCAACTCCGCTGTGTGGGCTGTCTGGATGACTTTCTTTTCTGGATATTGTCCTAAAAACCACGCAGGAAAGAGATACGATGCAAATTCTGACTTGGTATGACGGGGTGGCATATTGATTATCAGTCTTTTTAGCTCACCGTTTGCCACTTTTTCAAAAGCTTCTGCCATAATCTCATGATGCTCACCTCCTATGAACTCTGACCACATAGCCCGAACAAAAGGAATAAACTCTTTTTGTGATTCTTCTTTGCTTTTAACCTGCTCGTATTGTTCTAGGAGAGCTAATACTTCTTTTTGTTGCTCCAATGGGAGCATACCTATTTTCTTTTTGATATCTTTTGATTGGAGGTTCACTGTTTTTTTCTGTTTTTCTTGGCAGAGATAACACGCAGGTTTTTTGATTTGTTATTTCTGGGGTTACCATCCCTGTGGTCTATGTGTTTCTTGTCACCCTTCTTAACTACACCTTTCTTGATGGCAGTCCTGCGGTTCTTGTTCCGCATGGCTCTCTCTTGCTTCATCTTTTTAGAAGCATGGTATCTTCTGTACTCGCTCAAATTAACCCTTTACATTTGTTATTATAATAATATTAGTATTATAATAATATATATTTATAATAAAATAAAAAGAATCATTATAAGATGATCTTAGAACTCTCAACAATCTGGAATATCATTCTCACACTAGTAGTAGCACCACTAGCATGGTATATCAAATCTCAAAATGATGAACTCAAAAGAGTTCAGATACTTCTTAATAAAACCAGAGAACAATATGTGCATAAGAATGACCATAAAGATGACATTGACAGGGTAGTCGAACACTTAGTGAGACTGGAACAAAAGCTAGATAGCCTGATAGCGAAGAAATAAGCCTCACTCAGAGGACATAGAACCCAGATATAACACAAAGTACCACCAAACCATTAGACCCTCTATATCGCCTTCTATAAGCCTCTCCATAACATAAGAGAATATAACGCTAAACCACATCCATTCACCCACTTTGAACCTTGATAGAAATTCCATAGAATTATTTGTGTGGATTACTATATATAGTCATGACCAACGCAACGCTGTTATCATGGGGGGTGGGGGTAGGTGGGGTCATGACAATAGAGATTTTAGCTTCTTCTCTAGTTCTTCCTTAATATCCTGTGCATTCCTATTATCTTCTATCACATGGTTATCTCTGAACAGATCGACTCCTGCCATTCGACCTAACAGTTCCAGACTCTTAACTCTTGTATGTCCTGTATTAGTTTTATCATAGGCAAGTGACTCCAGATTAAATATTACCCTCTCCTTTCTCGACTGGTTTCGTGCAATGTTTCTTTTCTCCTGCTCAGTTCTTAGCTGTTCGATTCTTAGGGAAACCATAGGGTGATTAAATAATCTACTACTCTCTACATACTGAGCATTCAAAGACATATTGTCAGTACTGTAATGTTTTCTATATGCATCTACTATTGTTAAGGGTTCATCCTCGTTAATGCCTACTACACTTTCACAGAAACTAGCCTGCTTCGCAGTTAAGGGGCGGTCTTTCCCTTTTTCTTGACCTTTCACTAATGTTAACTTGGGCGGTTTCTTTCCTGCCATTTTAATAACTCCAAAAAAATTGACCTCTCAGAATTAGTTATAACAGGGCATTGATACATTTTTCAACCCAATATACCTGACATACTTACAAGCCCTTACAGGCGTTCCCGTTGGCATAGGTGAGATTTCGATCTGGGAAAAATACCATAGTACTTTTTAACCTTTTGATATCAGATAATTAAGTTTACTTTTATTGAATATTTTTTTTGTACTACTATTGTAATTGTTGAAAAAGTACTTACATATATAATTTTACTTATAATTTTTTAGAAAGGAGTTCACATGGATTAATTCAGATTAGACATAAGGTGACGTTCAATGCGGAACGCACAAGGGTTGAATTTGCTCTGCCCCTTTAGGGGCATTCTGGTTAAAACCTGTGACCCTTGTAGCCTAGATGCAAAACGTACTGACGATATCCAGACCTTTAACGTGGAGACCATAGCTGATCTAAACACCTAGTCTAAAATAATGGTGGTAGCTTAGTAGGTTGGAATACTTACAGAGTCGTAAATCTTTATCAGTGCATCACAGGTAACACTGTGATCAAAGCAGGATGAACCTGCTTTGTTTATAGTGTTAACATTTATGAAAGGAACTTAATCATGGACACTAAAATTAATCTTACACAGGATGCTATATCCTCTATCAAGTCTCTTGATCTCTCTATCAATAGACTAAAAGGCAACAACAAAAAGAACTCTGAAAAGATAAATCTTTCAAATTGCCAGACCTATGCGACTATGCTTTCAACCTCTGCGATCATAAGCAGGAAGACAGAATTAAAATCTGATGATCTTGCGACTATCAGAGAAGGTCTTATGGAAGCAGGCTTAAACGATAATCAACAAAAGAAAAAGTCTGAAAAGCTTAGTTGGTTACATCAGTTCTTAGTGATCAAGAATGATGCTTTTGCAGGTCAGAATGATACTAGCGTTGACCATATCGTAAAGGTTATGGAGCAATTCAAGATCACCTCTGAAGCTAAGTTGATGGACATATGCAACCCTAACAAGGAAGCTAACAGAGACTTTGTCCAGAAAGTTATCGACTCTGTTGTTGGTGTTCCTGCCAAGTGCGGAACTAAATACAAGGGCGGTAAGGATATGGATATTGTCCTCGATCTAAAGAGCAGACTAGAAGAAGCGATAGCGACTAGACAATCTTTTGAAGATCAAGCCAAAAAGAAAATGTCTAAGGCTAAGAAAGCAGGAGCGGAAGTTAAGAAGCTTAACAATAAGGTTACCGCAATTGCTGATGCTCTAGCACCTGTCTCTGATGTTGCAGGTCAAAAGAAGATATCGTTCTAAAGTTTATCAGTTAGGAGTCTTCAAAAGTACCATAGTATTTTTCGAGACTCCCTACTCATAAACTTAATGGTGAGTTTATGGAGTCATTATGAAAGGAATAAAAAATGACACAAACAGTAAGCATAAAACAAGCAGGCAAGATATTAAGACATTGCCTAATTTCTAACTACGAAAACCAGAAAGCAGGTACAGGAGCAAAACCAATTGTTCCTATGCTCATGGGGATGCAGGGAATTGGTAAAACAGATTGTGCAAGGCAATCAGTTAGAGAGCCTTACAATGGTCTAGATATGGGTATGGTTGAGATTGCTCTAGCACAGAAAGACCCTACAGAGGTTAATGGTATCCAGATGCCAGACTTAGCCAACGATAAAACAAAAGTTTTAAAGTCTCATTGGTATCTAGATGTAGTTGCTAAGAAGACCGCAGGTATTGAAGTAGGTTGGGTTTTTGGCGATGAATTTCCGCAAGCACCTATTCCCACTCAGAACGCTATCGCTCCTCTTATGAATGATGGCATGGTAGGTGAATACAAGCTTCCAGACGGTTGGTTCTTTATGTGTGCAGGTAACCGCCTAAAAGATAAGGCAGGTACTAACCGCATTCCTACGCATATTAAGGACAGGGTTACATTCATCTATGTTGAACCAGACCTAGATGAATTTTGTGAACTTGCCACTAAGAGAGGATGGTCTCCCTATATTCCTGCTTTCATGCGGTTCAAAGGCAAGGAAGACTCTACGGTCTTCTGTCACTCTGACCCAACGCAGGACTCAACCTCTACACCTAGAGCATGGGAAAGAGCAGACAATATATTGAATATGGGTCTTGAGGGCGATCTAACCTGCTTACAGGCTTTGCTATCTGGTACAATAGGGGAAGCTACGACTAACAGCTTCATGGCATTCCTAGAGGTAGTTCAGACCGCTCCAGAGTTAACTAACTTGGATGCTATTCTGGATGACCCTGCTAATGCTCCGATCTGCGATAGAGCGGACATACTGTTCGTATTGTTAGGCTCTTTATCTGCACGTTGCACATTAGACACGTTCCCTGCTATTGCGGAATATTGTGTGCGATTAGATAACAGAGACCTATTGCAGGTTTGTATGCAGGATTGCATGGCAGTTTGTAGCGGTGTTCGATCATCAGATACTTTCAAGCAGTTAGTCGCTGATGGACATTTAAATGATATTTATGTTTAGGAGTTAACATGGAAAACAAAATAGCATTAGCCAAGTCAATCGTATCAAATCACTTCACCTTTTACGGTGGAGTGATGATTGCAGGCAACCCAACAGAGCGCAATGACATTGAGACAATGTGTACTGATGGCAAAAACATTTTCTATTCTTTACCGTTTGTTGAGACTTTAACTGTTATAGAAAATGCAACCGTACTTGTGCATGAGATTATGCACATAGTAGACAAGCACCATATCCGCATGGGAAACAGAGACCCTAAGTTATGGAACTTTGCCTGTGACCTAAAGGTCAACAATACGATAGAGACCTACGACTATCAGAGAGACCGTTTCTTTGGTATGGCATCGTTTCGTAAACCAGACCTACGGTTACAGTTACCTAAAGGCGGTCTTGTTGAAATGAGAGACTTAGGTCTTGATAGAGACAAGTGCAGGAAGATGACCGCAGAGGAAATATATGCGGTGCTTGAGCAGAACAAGGACGCTGTTAAGGATGAACCGCAACAGCCTTGGGGCGGTGAGATAGAGAAGCCTACTAATGAAGACGGCTCTGAGATGAACCAAGAGCAGTTAGAAAAACTCAGCAAGTCTATTGATAGAAAAATTGTTCAAGCAGGTATCAAAGCAAAGCAGGTAGGTGCAATCAATCAAGAGATTCAAGACGTTCTAAACAGAGTTGAAGAGTCTAAGGTTGAATGGCAGGAAGCACTTACTTTCCATTGGCAGGGCGGTGACAATGACTCTACCTATACATATAGGAAGCTTAATAAGAAGCACCTTACATGGGATGCTATTACACCTACCATTGTAGGTATGTCATGCGGTGATATCGGAGTGCTTCAAGATACCTCTGCTTCTGTCGATAAGAAGCAAAGAGATAGAGGTTTCTCAGAGATGAATGCTTTGTCTAAAGATATCAAGCCAGACTCTATCACTGTCATACCGTTTACATCCAGAGTTGACGTTGATGGTATCAAGCGGTTTGAACAGGGCGAGGAGATAGAGTCTCTCAAGATCAATGGTACAGGTGGTACTAAGATCAGACCTGCTTTTCAATACATCGATGAGAATTGGCAGGACTTTAATTTCAAGAAGCTTGTTATCTTTACTGATTGCGAGATCAGTGACTACGGTGACGAACCGCAGTTCGATGAGCCTTGTGACATTATCTGGGTATGTTGCCAATCTAAAGAAAAGCTTGGCAGTTATTACCTGCCACCTTATGGCACAACAATATTCATCGATGACTAATTGTAGGGGGCATTGCCCCCTGCAACCTTTGTGAGAATGCAAAAATACTATGGTACTTTTTGTATTCTCTTTAGGGTTGCCCTAGAGAAACACCATTTAAGAAAAGGAATCAAAAATGGAAAAACGCACAATCATAAAGCAGGCTACGTCTGTAGGTGAACCGCCAGAATACACATGGACGGTTATGCCAGATGGAAAGATATTTGACACTAAGCAGGAAGCTAAAGACTATATCTATAACAAGAGACCTAGATGGTATTGGAAGACCGCCCAAGATAAAGCAGGTAGGAAAAGAGAAACTGCTGTTAAACAATATCTTGCAAAGATAAAACTTGCACAATGTGTAAACTTTCAGAGAGAGACATTAGACATTCCAAAAGACTTTATTGCTGATGTTTCTAATGAAAAGAATAGAACGTATCACACACAACATAGCACAGGCAGGCGGTTAGGTTCTAAGTCAGTAACTATTAAAAAGGAGAACACCGCAGGCGGAGATATCAGACAAGCTTATGTCTTTGCTGAAAATTTTGGTAACTTCTCTAGAGATTATTCTAGTGGTGATGTTGGTGCTAATCTTATGGGTTTTGTTCATCAGTTGGAGTCTTTGAAAGACCTTAGATACGATTCTCAAAACACTTCATATTTTTCTAAAATAGATAGTCGTTTAGGTAGTGCTAGATATGGAGCTGATAGATCACTAGCTAGTGAATTTCCAAAAGCATATGAACATCTAGATGTACAATGTAACACTTACATAGAATCTGAGAGTGGAGCAACGTATGTTGATTTGCTGAGAAAGTCTAAGGGTCTGCTAGAAGATGCTAAGAATAATTCAGATGTACAGGTTCACTTGCCCATGTCATTTTTTGGTGAAAAAACAAAGTATGATTGGAACCCAGAGGATAAGGTCAAGTACTCTACCAAAGCATTCTTGAAGCGTACCTGCCAGATGACTACTAAATCCTATAGCAACAAAGAATGGACATTGCAGGTTTCACCTATGTGGAACGAGCGGTGTTCTTACTTTGGCAAATCATACATGGGCAACAGACCTTTGTTTCCTATGAGCCTTACTGTTTATAAAAAGTACGATGAAAAGAAAGGCTCTTATGTTGAATTGGATTGGGTCAAGAAAGAGGGCAAGAAGTTATACAAGGGTAACTTTGTTGACTTTGCTTTCACTAAAAGAACTGAAGCTAATGGGTATACTGACAAAGAGGGAATGCATAAAGGCTATGAGTTTACTCCTAATGTGATACCTAACCTTTTCCTTATGGCTAAGACTTTGCCAAGCGGTGATGTTCTTCACGCAGTTCATGAGGACATAGGTAAGGCTAACAGAGACCTAGACAAGAAGCTTGTCACTAGGATTGCTAACGAGTTGGAGATAACGTCATGAAGATCAATTGGTTAGAAGTCTTAAAGACAATTGTTGATGCGGTATCACTTGTACTTCTTTTAGGTGGCATCGTGGGTTTATGGATACTTGTAGTTTTATGGTACGCACCATGAGAATTTTATTCATAGGTTCATCAATTTTTATGGGTGTACTCTGCTTATTGAGTACATCCGCACTTGCGGATAATGACAAAGAATTATTATCCGCATATTCATCCCTTATGTCAGTAGCGACATTTGGAATTATCGTTGGTTATATTTTAGATAGAAAGGATTAGATATGACTAGATTAAAAGATGAGGTCATCGAAGATACATCTAAGTTAGGTGAGATCATTGACCTGTGTAAAGATGAGATCAAGCATTTTAATAAATACAAAGACGATATTTTGAATGCTTCTTCTTTACATGATCATGGTGTATTGATAGGCAGAAAGGAATTAGCCGATGCTGTATTAAAAATTCTTGGATTATTACCAGAATAATTTAACATGAACACCAATAACCTTTACCTGTGGGTTATTGTGTACTTGGGGCGGTTTTATATTCCTTTCACCGCCCCATTTTTTAGCAGGTACTTTCCTCCCAACTCAGCCCCTAGACAGAAATGTCTGGGGGCTTTTTTTTGCTTAATCGAACAGGATTTAAATCAGCATTTAAATCTCATCCTATAAAAAGTACCATGATACTTTTTGAATCCTGGTCTCCCAGCGGATCGAAGCCAGCGGTTTATTTTTTGCTGATGTAAAAAAAAGGGTCTCCGAAGAGACCCAAGGTTTCATAGTGAAGTGATTTCGCATAGGTAGTGCTATTCACATTCGATAATATACGGACGATTTTGGCTTGTTGTCAATGCTATATTTTGTGGTTTGTGGTTTTTCAGCCACAGGATATGCCACTTATCATCATGTCCACCATGTCCAACTAAAAGTCTGGAACATCAGAAAACAACTCGTCTATGCCCTTGTAAGGCTCAAAAGGTTTGTATGTAGATGTCAACCCATCGTAGCTTAGTATGGTTTGTCCTTGTTTGCCCACCCATGAGTATCGACACTTCCAACAATGCACCTCTGTAATATTGCTGTTAGCAGGGTCTGGTCTGTGTATGGTGAGACCACAATCGGTCTTAGAGAAGAAGTGAGCAGAGCCAGAGATATCGTAAGCCATAGGCGGTGGCACTTTACCAGAACTATCTCGCATCATCTTAGTAGGATGAGCAACGAGCCAAACGTGGATATCATAGGTCTGAGCAAACACTCGTATCTTACTTAGCAGACTAGACACAAATGCTGTCTCCTGTTCATCTGTCGGTCGCATGATATAGTTGTAGGGGTCTATGACGACAGCGTTTGTACCATAACGTAATACACTAATCCTGATCCTTTCTAACAGGGAATCAATTGAACTCAAGCTACCATCCCTCTGATGCACAAAGTAAAAGTGCTTCTTTATGAAGTCTTTACCATCATCCAATTCCTCTTTTGTAAGTCTTGGGTTCAGTCCATCAAAGAAAGGTTTCTTTTTATACTTGGATATAATCTTAGCTAAATGTATCTCTGGTTGATTCTCAAAACTTGCTACAGCAAACTTCCATCCCTTATTGACGGCAAGGTTAACCATCAGTTGATCTATAAACTCTGACTTACCACTTGACGGATGACCTGTAACGATAGTGAGTTGCGACTTAACAACTGTGTATAACTCATCAACATTGTCGAACCCTGTACTTTCCCCCTTCCCAAAGCCGTCTGAATATAAACTATCTAAGTTTTTGTAAAACTGAGATGCATCATACAATCCTGATACTGGATAGGCGGAGGCAAGATCGATCAATTCAAAAAGTGCTATGGTACTTTTTTTAAGAATAACATCGTTAGCATCCTTGCAATCCTTCGGATAGTTTATCTTAAAACATTTATGCTTACCTATTCTCCTAGCCATTTCCTCTGCCATAGCCTGCCCTGCTGTATCCGAATCAGTTGCTATGATTACTTTCTCCACTTCTTCTAGCATCTCTTCTGCATTTGTCAGGAAACGAAACTTACTATCGTCTTTCTTTGCAAACTCTTCATCAACTACTTTCATAACCGCTCCATTCGGTACGCTGACAACGGAAGCAATATCCTCTGCACCACACTCAATAAATGACAATGCATCCAACTCCCCCTCGCATATTATTAGTGGCTTGGTAGTGTCCACCCTATCCAAGTTAAAAAAACTTTGTGGTGAACCAGAACAAGCAAACCCTTTTTCAGTTATCGATCTAATTTTAGATGCGTATACCTGACCTCTGTTTGTGTAGGGAAACATCACACATTCTGTCTCGTTTCCAACTCCTTGAATGTAATGTGTGCAAGTTGTAATGCCCAACTTATCGGCAGTTGATTCGCTGATACCTCTTTTGTTAAGCCACTCTAACCCATTGATACTCAATGGTTTTTTCTCTATCTTTGGTATTGAAGTCATTTTAGTTTCCCTATGTTTATTATAAAATTCTTGACCACTAAGATTACAATGGTGGCAATAGTAAACTGCCCCATCCATATCCACCTTAACGGATAATGTTTTAAGATTTTTCTTTTTTCGCTGTTGGCACTCTGTCGATGGGCATTGTAGTTTATGTTGCCCTTTACCTAAACTGAGTACCATGTTGCTCATGTTTGAGTTTAGCATGATATCTCCACTATGAAGTTTGTATTATTTTTTTATTTAGTTAGTTTGTCAAGTAGTCTGGCGTATCCTCCTTTCTATACTCAGACACTCTTATTATTGTACGAGGTCTTTCTTTATCTAGACCCCAATAGATATGCTTCTCTTTTACTTGCCTGTCGTTGTAGTACACATAATTTTGCATACAATCTAAGATTAGTGATTCGTCTAAGTCTGGTCTTCTGGATGCGTAATAAATCATCATCTCCACCTTGACATAGTCCTCTGTGAGAGGGTCAATCTTTGGAATTTGTCTCTGAAATTCTTTCACATAATCCAATGCTTTCTTAGACTTTATTGGAACCATTCGACCTTTAATCAAAACTAATTTTCGCTGATTCGCTTTGCTTGCAGGTTCGCCTTCGATTGTAAAAATTATATTAAACAAAACTTTTATTCTATTTTGAGTTGACATATATTGTATTAATTATTATATAATTAAAAAATAATCAATAATAATATTATAGTAATATAATAATAATAAAGCATAGGTATAAAATGATTACTAATAAATATGGTCTTCCAGAGTCTTTTTTAAATTACGCAACATCAGATAAATACAGTAAAGGTGATGCTGATATATCGGTCACTCAACTTATTGATTCGCCCAGAGTTCTTTTGTTACGAGAGCAACATAAGGAAGAGATATCAACTGATGTTATGGACATGACTTTTGCCTTGTTTGGTACGGCAGTTCACTCTGTTTTGGAGAGTGGCGAATCTGAAAATGTTACCAAAGAGCAAAGATTATATGACACGGTGAGAGGTTGGAAAATATCTGGTGCAATAGATCAATACGAATCAAAAGATGATCAATTAATAATTACGGATTACAAGGTCACATCTGTTTGGTCAGTAATGTTTGATAAGCAAGAATGGGTCAATCAGTTAAATGTTTATGCTTACCTGCTTGAGAAGAACAAGAAGAGACCTGTAACGAATATAAAGATATGTGCAATACTTAGAGATTGGAACAGGACACAAGCTAAATTAAAACCAGACTACCCACAGCATCCTGTAGCCTACATAGATATACCTTTGTGGTCTATGAAAGAGCGAATCAAGTATGTAAACGAGAGAGTTACTGTACATCAAGATGCTCGACAGTTGTTTGATCTAGAAGATCAGTTTGTCTTATGCACCGACAAAGAGAGATGGGCAAAAGAAGATAAGTGGGCAGTTATTAAAAAAGGTAACAAGAAAGCGTTTAGAGTTTTTGACAATCAACAAGATGCAGAAGATTTAGTTTACGATCTTTCCGATAAGATAGATGTAGACGTACATAAAAGAAATCACGACATTGAGTTTCGTAAAGGTGAGTACACACGATGTAAATCAAATTATTGTGCTGTCGCTGATTTCTGTTCCCAATACAACGATAACTAAAAAGTACCATAGTACAAAGGAGAACCTATGAACCCCGTGACGTATTTTGTATTGTTTTTAATAACTTTACCAGACATTCAGAAAGATGATCATGCCGTACACAGGATGGTCTTTAGCTACAAACAGGATTGCATTGAGTTTGCTCAAGCACTTAGCCAACTGAGAGACCCAATTGTCGGCAAGCCTAACTGTGTTGAAGTAGAAAACTTTGACATAGAAGTAAGAATACCACTTAGAAAACCAGAGGGAATGCTATGAACGATAAAAAGAAGTCAGTTTACATAGATTGGGATGCATTAAAGCTAAAGCCAATCACACCAGAGCAGAAGAAAAGTCAGAAACTTTCTGCGATAGGAAAGCGTAAGGCAAAGATCATGAAAGAAATACATGAAGACATGAGCAAAAGTTTTATAAAACCAGACCTTTTTAACAATAAGGGCAGAAAGCGATGACCGAATATTTCAATCATTACGAACACCTCAAAGAAAAGTGGTGGGCATGGCATTTAAAAAATCCAGAGGTATGCGAGTTGTTTGACAAGTTTACTTTCCATGCAATCAAGAGAGGTCACAAGAAGATGTCAGCGTGGATGATTATAAATAGAGTACGATGGGAGACTAGCGTGGTAACTTACGGCAACCCATTTAAGATTAGTAACGATTTTATTTCTATGTATGCAAGGTACTTCATGCATAGATACCCCCAACATAAGGGGTTTTTTAAAACCAAAACTATATATGGAGAGAATCATGAATGAGAAAAAAACATTCCCTTATAGCGATAAGATAATGTGGAATATAAGTCAGAAAGATGTGAAGCATCTTCAGAAATTGGTAGGTGAATTAATGATTTCTCAGTTCACAACACAGAGCCAATACAAAGCAGTAATAGACTCGATATTTGAATCATACATGAAAGGAAAAGAAAATGGTTGAGCCACTTAAAGAAAAAATATTTGAAGCGATAGAGAAAGCAAGAGGAGAGGGTTTCTCAGAACTAAAGAAGTCTGGTAAAAATCCTGCATTCTCAAGCAAATACTCCACTCTTATGGATGTGTTTGACTCTTGCAAGAAACCTCTAGAGGAGAATGGTATACACATATCTTTTACCACAGAGGTGGTGAATATGAGTGACAGAATAGAAAACATATTGGTTTGTACCCTGTACCACCTGCCCTCTGGTGAGAAACTAGAAAGTAAAGTTAGCTGTCTTGACGATACGAAAAAGGGTAGCCAAGCAATCGGTAGTGGCATCACCTACATGAGAAGATATCTACTTCAATCCATGTTGAACCTAGAATGTGATCCAGAAACAGATGACGATGGTAATTCTACTACGGTAGAACCAAAAAGTACTATGGTACAAAATACAACTACTCCGCCGCCAGGCAGCAAACAGGAAGAGATTAAAACTGTGGTGAAAGAATTGTCTGGTAAGAATAACGAAGTAAAGAAGAATGAGGGTGAGACCCATCCGCAAGCGGTGTTTAGAATACTAAAACACTTCATGCAAGATCAAGGGTCTGTGAACCATCTAAAGGAGTTTATTTCGGTAAACCAAGAAGCCATAAACACATTTAAAGACGATGCAGATTTGATGGCTAAATTTAAACAAGAAACCAAAACCAAATTAGATAACTTACAAGGAGCAAGCTAATGAATAAAATCTATTTCAATGGTATCTTAAACTCAAACAGGTTTAAGCAGAAAGACGGTCAACCAGATATGATTGGTGACTTAGAACTTCCCTTAGATTTGTGTGAGAACATCCACAAGCAATATCTTTTATACAAAGATAACATACACAGCAATGATGACCCAAAGCCTAAGATCAGCATTGCAGGGTGGGTTAATCTCAGCAAGCCAAGGGATGATGGCTCTAAACAGCAGAAGTACATCACGGTTAGGGCGAGTGTTCACAAGGATAGGAAAGATGGCGAACAGCCTATCCCAAGTAAACCTGCACAACAAACAACAACTCTGGATGACTTGTTGTCTTGAAGATAAGGGATAAAAAATATTTATCCTTAGTTAGAAAAGAGCCTTGCTTGATCTGTGGAAGAGAGAGTGAGGCTCATCACATTATGTATGCAGAACCTAGAGGTGTTGCATTGAAAGTGGGCGACAATTGGGTAGTGCCTATCTGCCATACCCACCATATGGAAATACATCATGACGGTAACGAGAAGCGATGGTGGATATTCCAAGGAGTTGACCCAATCGAATGGGCAGAAGAAAATTGGAGAAAGTACAATGAAACTAGACAGAGGAACAACTGATTATCTTAGAGCGATGTCGTTTGATGTCGTTGTCGAAGTTGTATATCGAAGAACAAGACGAATCAGAGCAAGGAACAAACTTGAAGCCAAAGAGATGGCAAGAGATAGAGAGTTAAATGTTGCAAGCAAAAGATACGATAAGATGAATAAGATAGCGTATGAAGTTAAGAATGTTAGTGCAATCAAAGCCACACCTTCTGGGGAGAAAGCAAATGACTAATGTAAAAGATGTAGCGTATCAGTTTGAAGCTGTGCAGGTATCAATGAACAAAGATAAGAATGGTTTTAATTTACGCTTGTGCATACACCCTGATGATGTTCCAGACGGATTGCTCAGAGATTGGGTGGGTTCTAGATATGGTGTAGCTATGGTTAGGATAAACGAGCATGAAGAGGTAGACATAAAACCAACCGAACTAGAGGGTCAACGTCTTGTTAAGAGTGCCATTATGTCCTGTAAAGAGCCAGAGTTTTGGGAAGCATTGATGGACGCAATAGATGAGTCAAACTTCTATGCACATGATTATCATTTAATGTCAGAGGGTATTAATAGTGAAGAACTTTGTACAAGATTTCTAAAACGATTTTTACATATACAATCAAGAAAAGAATTAGCCACTGACACGTTGGCACAAACAAAGTTCAAAAAGATAAGAAAAGCAGCTTGGGAAATAAAGAATGATCAACATAAAGATAGGTGATTGCCTAGAGGTTCTAAAGACATTACCAAAGAATCACTTTGATACTGTTGTTACTTCACCGCCCTACTACGGACTCCGTGACTACAATACAGGAACGTGGGTGGGTGGTGACCCAAACTGTCCTCACAAAAGACTAACCAAGATATCCAAAGATACAGCTACAGGTCATGCAAATATGTATGACCACGGAGATGTAGTAGGAGATGCCATTTACAGGCAAAAGTGTCCAATATGCGGTGCAGAGCGTCAAGATTCGCAAATTGGCTTAGAATTGACCCCCCAGGATTACGTCAGACGGCTTGTAGAGGTGTTCCGTGGAGTAAGAGATACCCTAAAAGAAGACGGCACTGTATGGCTAAATTTGGGCGACACATATCACAACTATCGTGCAGATGGGTTAAATGTTAAGCAAACACTCCATAAAGACAAACATGATCAGCCAGAGGTGAGTCCGAACAGGGCAAACAAGATACAAGGACTAAAAGAGAAAGATTTGATGGGCATACCTTGGCGAGTGGCATTCGCTCTACAGGAAGACGGATGGTATCTACGGCAGGATATAATATGGCATAAGCCAAACCCTATGCCCGAATCAGTAAAAGATAGATGCACTAAAGCACATGAGTATATCTTTCTATTGAGCAAGAACTCACATTACTACTTTGACCATGAGGCTATACAGGAAGAAGCCACATACAAGGATGTTATGAGAGGTGGTTCAACAAACAGGTACGAGCAAAATAATTTTGGTGGCGATAATAAAATGTATGACACCAGAAACAAACGGTCTGTCTGGACAATAAATACAAGACCATACAAAGAAGCACACTTTGCTGTGTTCCCTACTGATCTAATAGAACCCTGTATCAAGGCAGGCTGTCCAAAGGACGGACACGTTCTTGACCCCTTTGGCGGATCGGGAACCACAGGGTTGGTGGCAGACAGATTAAATAGGAACGCTACTATTATAGAACTTAATAAAGACTATGTTGAGATAGCTGAAGACAGACTTATGGGTGAGACACCTCTCTTTACAAAGGTTAATGTAAAATGACTAGAATGAAAAATAAATCAGTTTTAATTAAACACAAATACGATATGGACTCAGAAGAACTAAAAGCTGAGTTTACTGAGTTGTATGATGACTTGCCTGTTGTTATGAAAATTGATTACTTAATTGATGCTATTGCAGATATGAAAAAAGAATTACGCAAACAACACACTATTTGTTATCCAAAAACAAAGAAAGTACCATAATACTTTTTGATATATCAATCATATCAAGCATATCAATACCCTGTTAAGCCATACTCTGTAAAGAAGTCGAGTTCGATATTTTTCATTAGAGAATTACCTCTACCTATCAAAGCCTGTATCTGCTTATCTAGTCTCTTTATCCTAGCTTCGTATACATCTTTGTTCTTCGCTGTCTTCTCTGCTCTGATCAGTTTGTTTCTGAGTGATGTAAGCTTCTGTCTCTTCGTGTTTATGGCTCTGATTATTCCATATATCCTTAACTCTTTAGGAAACTTATTTCTAACTCTTCTAATCTCGTCCATATCTCTAGTGGCTATGGCTTCTTTTAGTTCTTTCTTCGCACCGAATATGACGTTTCTTTTCTGTATAAACTTACCTGTATCTTCTCTTTCTGATACGGACGTAATAGCTTTTCTAAGTATTGGTGTTTTCCTAATCTGTTCCCTAACCGCTTCTCCCGTGAGACCATCTTCAAATGCTTCAAAGACATTTCCTGTAGACAAGTCATATCCAAATGTGGCTGTCCTTTGGACAAACATACCTGCACCACCTGTAAAATAGTTGAACAAGAAGTCCAACGTATCTGGACTGACATCTATCATTCCGCTCTTTACTTCGTTCCCACCTAATGCTCTGTTTAAAAACTGAGCGATGCTTATAGACATAGGACTTGCACTATTCCAATATGTCTGACTATCTGGCGTACCCACCGCAAACTGCGATACTTGTTTTGTTATGGGTGTTTTATCGTAGTTTATGTTTTGCCAAAGACTAACTAATGGATCACCAATCGTAGGAGCTGCCATATTAGCAATGCTTTCGGAACCACCTAAAGGATTAAGAGCTTCAAATGTCGTGGACATTATAGAGCTTGTTGCCTGTGCAGGAGTGTATGCCCCTCTCATTCTTCTGCTGAGAGAACGACCCACATTGAACGCTAAGTTTATTCCGTAGGGCAGTGGGATAGAGAAAGAGTTTTTCTGGAGGACATTATCCTCTTCATCTCTTACAGCATCCATAGCCTTGCCTGCTAAATTAGGTATGAGAAAATTATGCTCTAATGTAAAGTCTGTTGTTTTGTCGTAGATTAGTATGCCATCTTCATCTTCATCAGAAAAGAATGCATTGATTTGATCAGACAATATACCTGCTACGACTATGCCCACCCACAAACGTCTTACATTCTTTGATCTTGTAGCGGCTTCTGCTAGGGCAAATGTTCCCTGTAATGATGCGTTGAAGAACAGATACAGAGAGTTTAGGAATGTTTTATACTCACCACCTCTAGCAAAGTTCACTGTAATCTCTCTAGCGGCTAGGGCTGCCTGTTGCTCTGTGTATCGACCTGTGTTTAACAAAGCTTCAAATGTGGATACACGAACTGCGTTTTCCATAGCAGTGTTGGTATTCTCTATCCAGTTTATTAAAGAGCCAACCTTTTTACCTACAAAATTATCTTTCATTTTGGCTAACCCACCTCTAGCTCCGCCTTCGGATATGGCATTCAAGGTGTTTTGTATATCAGCAACCTGATCACCAAGTGTAGTCATCTGGTTGGTTACGTTCTTACCACCTGCTTTTACAAAAGCTTCGTACATCTGGGCTTCTGGTGAGGACATATCGTTCTTCTGTACGGCTCTATATATACCTCTAGCCATAGCAGGTGACCTTTTTACCACTAGTGTCTTTAGTCTTTCACCCTCGTACTGATCAATGTTAACCGCTGCTGTTTGTACGTCACGGACAAAGTTAGGAATAATAAATTCTGGGTTAAACGTGGTGTTAATACTAGACAAATATCTGTTGAACTTGTTAGCCATCATCAAGTAAGAGTTGCTTGCCGCATCTCCTGCACCAGTATCACCTCTAAACGCCCCTGCAACCACAGCACTGTTAAACCGTATGACAACTTCGTTGCCGTTTTCTTTTACAATTAATATGTGCTTGTCTTTAGCAACATCATCCCTTGTGGCAGGTCTCTTGCTTAGAACCCCTGTTCGTGCATCCACAAACATTCTTTCTGGCACTGTGTCCTGTATGGTTGCAAACTCTTGAAGCATCACAGGGTCTTCTCTGATCATGTCCAACACCACACGACCCACGTTATTCTGAGCCGCCCTCATGATGGAGTTAGCGTTCTGTGTTAATGCGTTTACAATTAGATTAGGAGCATAATCTATTCTGCCTTTGACTACAGGGTCTTCTCTACCTTTACTACCAAACAGTGGGGCTTTACGCTGACCTGCATTGTTAAAGTCAACGGTCTCATCTTCTGGATCGAAAGCACCTCTCAAAGGTATATAGTTCGTCCAGTTTGACCCTCGTAAGAACATAGCCTGTAGACCAGAGTTTCTTCTCACTTCGTTGGTATCGTCTATTACTCTTTGTATCTTTGTGCGTATGTCGTTTAAGTTTTCTAGTTCTCTCTCCTGGTTTCTAAACCAGTTCAATATGGCATCTGCTTCTCTGTCAGACATACCAGAACCTCTGTCCTTAAATTGATTGATGTTGTTTACATCAATCTCTCTGACATAGTTGTTTCTCTCTTTAGCGTGTAGAGCATAGAGATATGTTTCTGCCATGACCAACTTCTTGCTTGGTGTGCCAAACAACATCCTTCTCCAGAACGATGGCATAAAATCTTTCATGACCACCTCTATGTAGCCCTCTCCTCCTTGGTCAGGGTCAGTAGCGGCATTCGATACACTCTTGAGTTGCTCAAAATCTGCGTCTGTAAAGTTAAGCTTTGCTACAGCTTCAACTACATCCTTGTGGATTGTCTCTCTCTTGTCTCGTATCTCTTCGTTTGCTTTACCCTGTGATAGTCTAGCCTGCATAATAGGATTGAGAGCATCTGTTAGTTTAAATCCTTTCTCCTGTAACTCATCCACCATTCTAGACACAGGTATCATTCTGTCTTGGAACTTTCTAATAAAGAGATCAGATAATGCTTTGGCTTTTTCATCACTGTATCCTAGCTGAAAGCTTTGCCCTATCTTGATGCCACCTAGTATTTTAGCGACAAAGTCTGATGATGCACTGTAGTTCCATTTATGTTGGAAGTCCTGCACGTTAGCTCTTAGTGTGCTTTCAAAGTTTGCTCTGTCTCTTTCTCTTTCTTCTGGAATGTATCCCAAGCTGTAGTACTTCTGTCGATCTTGATCTAGCTCTTTCTTGATGTCTTCTGCTTGTTTTCTTGTAATGTCGTTCTTTTCTTTAACGCTTTTGAAAGTTGCGAGTTGTTGCCTAGCCGCAATAGAGCCTTCGCTAGGTTCGGCAACTCTTCTTTCGGCATCTCCTGCACCAACGATCCTTCCTCGTTCAGCAATGGGGAGTGTTTCCTTAATCGTGTCATCGTCTATACCTCTCTCTCTTAGTGCTTGTATGGCACTATCTACAAAATCATTTTGCTCTCCGCTCCCTAGTTTAGCTCCTAACTTGTCCATAAGTTCTTTTTCATGGAACCACATTAATGCTTGAAAGTCAGAGTTTGTTAAAGCACCTCTGGCAACTACACCACGTTGCTCTAATTTTTTTATAGCCATCTCTGTTGTTTCTCTCATCAACTCACGATCTGTCGCACTTCTTGGTGAGTCAGCAGGAAAGTCTTTAAAATTTCTCTTTATGCTATCCGCTAGTAAAACAGACTGCGGTTTTTGATTAAGGTCATATCTATCTCTGTTTGTAGACCTTATAAGTATGTTTTCCTCTGGCGTTGTTTTGTTAGGACCTTTACCAACCACACCATCTGGAAAGCCCTCTATAGCACCGTCAGACATTCTATTGTAATAGGCATTTCTTAGAATTGAATACTCTATAGCTAAATCAATAACTCGCTGATCCATTCTTTGGTTTGTTCTAGCTGTCATGTCTCTACGCAGAGGCACGTTTCCTATCATGTTCCTAGCTTGCTTGAGAAGCTGTTTTTCTATTGGCTTTAGATTAGCTTTGTTAACAGTTATCTCTTGTAGAAAATCGTTATAATTTTTTAGCTGTGTTTTATCCTGAGGTACCTTAAATGGATTTCCTGTAATTCTATTAAAGAAACGCATCCACCATTTATCCATAGTCAAAGGATCATAGTTACCTCTGAGGTTCTGATAGAATCCACCACCTATCTTCGACCCTATAATCGTTGACATCTTAACCACAGTGTCTTTCTTCTCCTGTGATCCTAGTGATGAAAGACTTACCCCACTTCTCTCTGCTATACCGCTCAATACAGGGTCATTTATCAGGTCTCTGATTTTTATATCTCTGTCGAGGAAATGTTCTATGTCTACGCCTATGGCTTCTGGTGGGTAATTGTCTAGTCTCTTTGGTCTCTTATAGTCACCAGACTTCATTAGGTCAGTGAGCGTATTGTACAAGGCAAAGTGAGCTTCCATAGCCTTTGCTGACTGCCCATAACCTACCTCTTCAAACTTACCGTTCTCTACCCAATAATCATATTGTCTTAATGCGTAATCAAAGTTTTGATTGACTGCTATACCGTTAGATGTAACTGCCAACGCATAATCAAACACTGCATCATGTTCAGGGTTATTGAGTATCTCTGGACGTATGAGACCAATTAAACTTTTAGCCGCTCTAAATTTAGCATCATACCATCCTATTGCGTTGCCATCTCTGGCTAGTGCAACCTCTGCTTCGGCTGCCATTATCGTAGAAATGTTATCTTTATCAGCATCCGTTACGTCATCTAGATTTATTCTAAAGTCACCTGCTCTGTTCTGTCTGTGTGTCAGGTAGTCTCTCATCACTACAGGAACATTACGTCTTCCTGTGGACGGTATTAGATTTCTAAAGTTAAGTGTCGGATCGCCCTTTGGGTCATCTTCTAGTTCTGGCAGTGAGGATATGAGATACTGGTTCTCTGTGAGAGTTGATATAACCCTCTCCATAAGAGTCTTATCTATTCCAGTAACATTGTCTCCTTCAGGTGTGTATCCAAGAGAAAAAGATAACTGACCCTGATTTAATGTTACTTTAAGTTTTGGTGTAAGGCGTACTGTGTATCCTTTGCTTAAAGCAATATGATCAGCAGATGCAATATTGTTTACAGTTGCTAATACATCATCTGCTCCACCAGAGGGTGTGGGAACATTAAGACCTTGATCCTCCACGCCAAATCTTAATCCTAGCTCCTCATTAGATTTAAAATTTCCGTCTTGATCAAAATAAGTATCATAGTACTTTTTCTGAAATAGAAAGCCCTGCTCCTCTACTGGGCTAAAGCCTCCTCTTGTTTTAACGTGCTGAAGCCATGTTGTTTTTTGTGCATCTTGAAATTGTTTAAACTCAAGCTGTTCTTTCATGGGCAACTTTGATAATAGCTTCGCTCCAAATTCGTCAGGTATATTACCTCTCTGCACAGATGGATTTCCTTGTTGAACCGCAGCAGTATCAAATAATAAGGCTCTTTTAAATCCCTCTGTTTTTGTTAATTCTTGTTTTGCTAGTTCAAACCCTAACCTATCTAATTCACTTGCTGTTTGTCTTGCTTCTTTAGTTTGTAATACCCCCAACAACTCTCTTGATCTAAGTGGCAATTCTTTACCTGCTTTGCCAAGAAGTTTTATTACGGCATCTTGATACGTTCCAATATAGGCATCTTTATCAATTGGATTTACAATTCCTTTTACATAATTCTTTAGCTGATTATCATAATAATCTTTTCCTTCATTTCTCATGCCAACCAAGTTCTGCACAAGCTCTCCGTCTGGGAAAGTTACATAATCAAATCCTTCATCTGATGCTTTCTTTAACAGTCTTTTGACCATCAACTCCGACCACGCTTTTGTATTGCTTATAAAAGGAGCATCTGGATAAACACCTTTTTGTAAAAGCTTGCTTGTTCTTACTTCTTCATATGCTTTTTTTGAAGAGTCAGGCATATTTGTAGCCAAAAACCCTCCCGTAATATCGTGAGAGGCAGCCTTTTCAACGTCACTTACCTCTAATGACCTCTGCATCCTACTGAATAAATTATGTGCTGTGCGAAACTTTGTATCTGCATCTATGCCCTCACGATATACTCTCCCTGTGTATCTACGTCTTGATCTTTCTATCTGCTCTAAAGCTTCCTTTCTAAATTTATTAATCGCTGTCTTTTTTCTTATTATTTGATCTTCTATGTTAAGATTAGAAGCAGTATTTATTGAGGACACATCTGCATCGTCTAGAGCATTTAATAAACCTTTGTAAAATATATCTATGTTTTTCTTAAACGCATCGACTTCTTTGTTCGTTACAGCATCTACAAAACCACTTTCTCTTCCTCTTTGCCCCCAGTCACTTTGCAGTTGATCAACGTATAAAACTCTTTTGCCATCTGGATAGATACGCTCTTTTACAAGGGCAAATACTAGCTGTCTTTTCCCTTGAAAATGGGCAGGCTTAACTTTAATATCTGGAAATATTTCAGAGGGAAGCTCTATTTCAATAACCCTGAAATTAGTTCCTCCTTTAAATGTGTTTTCTTCATAACTAGCAGGGTCAAGACTTCTGTTACTTTCTTCTATTCTTGCTATCTCTTGATCTACTTTGTCGTTAAATCTTTTTATCTGAACATTTTCTTTGGCTATCTTTTCATTATCTAATTTATTTTTTCTTATTAGATTTTCCCTCTCTGACAAGTCTCCAAAGTCCTCTGCTTTGTAAATAGAATGATTTTTTGCCTCCTCTGTAATGTCTTCGATGAGGTCTTTATCAGTGTCTCTATCTTGACCTGTGGATTCAAGCTTAACTATCGCATCTCTCTCTAAATCTTGGATATCAAAACTTTGATTTTTTATATCTTCTAGAGTGTTGTATCTCATAAGATATGCTTTTTTGTTTCTTTGTTCTGATTTTCCTAAACCTCCTTCTATAACATCATTACTCTCTGTATAGGCTCCCCCTGTTTGCTCTAATGTAGTATTAGAAGCGTTTTCATCAAAATCGAAAGAATAATAAGGTTGGTCAGGATAATTATTCATATTTTCAATAATTATTATTTCGTATGCTATTGTTTTCTTTAATGATGAAGAACGAACAAGAGAATCCATTTTTATTGACTCTGCAAAATGAGGCGTTCCAAATGATTGTATAGCATTTCTTGTAATTAAATCACCTCTTGCAAGCCTGTATGCTCCTGCTTCGCTTGGTTTAGAATAATATTCTAGCATAAACTTCGCCCCTGATCCGTCTAAGAAGCTTCCCGTGTTGCTAAATGTAATAATTTCATCTGCCAATCTATCTTGGTCTTCTACTTTTGTCTTTAGCAGGTTTTTATATTCTGGATAGTTTATCGGAAATGTCTTTTGTGATGCGTCACCACGAGCCGTCATCTCGACCTCTCGCACATCTATTCTATTCGCTCTAATTAATGCAACTAACTCATCTTTTGTTACCTCTTTATTATCCTCTAGATAACTTTGCACACCTGTCCAGTATAGCTCTTGTTCTTTAACATCTTTTTTACGGAGGTAACCTAAAAATTGATCGCCTGTTCCTTTGGTTTGAGGCATTAGCTCTATTTCTTTTTGAGCTTTTGAGACAAATCCTAGAGGACTAAGATTTTTAACTCTTTGCTCACTAACGTAGTTGTTTCCATTTATAGAAAATACCGCACCCTCTATGTTTTCTGGTGTAAGTATATCGCCAGGATCAGAGAAACCTTTCACTACCAAGTTATTTGCTTTATTTATTTTTTGTCTGTCTGGTTCTTCAATTTCATTGTTGGTTTTATCAAGAGTTCTTGCGTAATCTTTATCAAGAAATAAATCCATTACAACGTGCTTGTAGCCAAGTCTATCTAAAGCCGCTAATCTTGAGTTGCCACCTGATGCTTTATCAAAAACAAATCTTGCATGATTAATCTTAGCAATAGATTTACCATCTTCCGATGGTGCTACTCTAATTGGCATAGGCGATATCTTTACATCATTGTCTCTTATACCCTCAACTAGAGAATTTATATCGTTATTATCATAAGCTTTAAGGTCTGTTGGCGAATATTGATAAAAGTTAAGTATCTTTTTTGCTTCTGCCATTGGCACAATAACTGTTCGCAAATAGTTGTTGCTTGGATTGTTTATGTCTACTCTTTGACTAAATCCAACTGGGTTTATTCCAAAGTTTTCTCCACCAGTCATTTGTCTCATGCCAAAAACCAATGATGTTATATTTTTGTTAGCATTCGCCCCTTCGACTCTAGAGTATACATCTAGTTCTTCTGCACTTATGCCTTGCCTTTTAGCTTTTTCGTATGTGTCTTCTCCAAGTGAGAACCTAACCTGATCATCAGAGCTAAGTTCTTGTGGTTTTCTCATACCTATTTTACCAGACTTAACGTCCTCTATAATCTGGCTGATGTCATCAAACTCATTATCGATATTAGCTTTGTATATAGCTTTGAAGAAATCTATTATTCTTTGTAGCAATGTCTTTTGTACGCCACCTAGCTTTAGCTTGCCATCCATAGCGTCTTGGAATAGGTCAGCCACTGCCTCTTCCTGCACCATGTCATTAAATGCTTTCTCGCCCATGTCAGGAAATCTATCTCTTCTGTATATTCTTTTTACCCTGTCGAGATATGTATACTGTCTTTCTACAACCTTACCCTCACGCCATAAGACTTTCTTTCTCGTATTCGCTGCTTTTACAAGGGTTTGGAACTCCTGTTCTGTAAACAATCCTAACGCTCTGAGGGAGTGTAGCACTTCGTGATTTAGCGTACCTTTAATCCTGTCTAGGATCATGTCCTGCTTTGCAGGATCAGCGATAGTATCACGATCAAACAACTGCATGGCTAGGGTTATAGCTCTTTTGTTGTGTCCTGCTCTCTGCTCCTGACCAAAAACAAAGCCATCTTTCTGTATGTAGTTCTTTGTTATAAGCTCTACCCTGTCTGGGTTTAGCTTTAGATCATCTTTTAGATAGCTTCTTAATCTATCGCCTACTTCATTTAGGTTCTGTTGATACTCATTAACAAAAGGATTTTTTGCACCCAGACTAGCTGTGGCATTCATCTGGTTTGATTGGTTCTGACCTTGATTTTGTGTAACACTAGCTGTTGGCTTTCTTCTAATGTCTTCAAGTTCTTTTATATCTCTTCTTAGTTTTTGTACTTCTTCTTGTATACCTTTAACTTTATCCACCTGTGCTTCATACTTTTCCTGCTCTTCTAATGTTCTTGCTACAGATGCCTTTTGTTTTATAGCTTTCTTTTGTTCTCTTTCTATGCTTTGTTGTTCGTTTAATTCGTTCTCTTTTTTCTCTAACTGATCTTCTTTCTGTTGCTGTCTTCTAAAAAGCATTTCTGGATCATTAGCCTGATCTGATCCTCGCATTCCAAACTTTACATTGTCCACACTAAAATCGCTTGTCTGTAAGAACATATGTGATTGCTTATCTGCTTCTATGCCTCTTTCTGTTCTTGCAACCTCTTCCTGTAGGTCTCTTATTTCTTTTCTAAGACCATAAGGAACACCTCTAGAGTTATTGCTTGTAGCACTACCTAATATTGTGTTGATACCTTTGAACACATCTAGCGGTGTCTTAAAAGGCTTGACTGTCTTGTTTGCTATGTAAGGTTTTATAAGTTTGTTTATGGCAGGTATTACGGACTCTGTAACATTGTCTTTCATGGTATCTAGCTTGTTAGCTAGTTCTATCTTGTCCTGTAACTGTTGTGCCAGAGTTGGCATCGTGAATCTTTTCTTGCCTCTTTCTTTTCTGCCCTCTACCTGACCTGTCTCTAGTTGCTTCTCTGCTTCTATTATTCTGTCGTCTAGCTGTTTGGATTCTTTTGCTAGTCTTCCCTCTGTAAACTCTCTGGCTTTTTGGAACTCGACCTCACCAACAGGGATAGACATACCTGTCTCCATTCGGTAAGCACGATCCTGTGTGGCTCTTAAATGACCCCTACCAACAAGCTCGTTTCTTATGGCTTGTGTCAGTTCCCCTGACTTAAAGCCTGTTGTCTTTTGTATTATTTTATTAATCTTGTCTTCAGAAAAATCTCTGTCTTTATTTTTTCTGATGCTTTCTAATACCTTCTTATATTGATCATAGCTAAACTTATTAACTGTAGCGGTGTTAATATCTTTTACTGGTATGCCTTGTTTTGATGCTAGTCTCCTTGCTTCTCTAGGTCCTAGCGTTGCTCTTATCTCCTCTAGTGTAATAGGAAACTGCGTTTCATCCAGAGATACACCTCTCTTTGTTCTCTCATTTCTTATGACTGATATTTGTTTTGCTGTTAGTTCTTCTGGTCTTACAGGTCTAGGCTCTCTCGTTTCTGATGCCAGTACATCTCCTGCTTTGGTAAGACCATCGGTAATCGGTGACCCCTCTGCTGCCATAAGTAATGCAGGGTTATTTGTAAATGATTGCTGTGCATTTTTTTGCGTTTCAACATTTTGTCTATATTCTTCTTCTAGATCATTGTTTAGCTCTGTTTGTTTATCTGCTTTTTTCTTTCTTTCGCTAAACTCACTAACACCTGTCACACCGCCTTTGAATACACCACCAACTAGACCCCCTGCTACGGCTGCCTCTATCACCTGGTCTAATACCTCTGGGTTGTTAAAATCTATAGACATACCTGCTTGCTGTCTTTCTAGTAACAATTGCCCTACTTCTGTTACTGATTCTGCTATTGCACCTGTACCGATAGCCCCACCTATCCGTCTTGGTGCTGTGCCTGTGGCTTTATCTACTAATCTAGTAAACAAACCACCGCTCTCAAAAGCTTTTGGGTTTACCTTCAATCCTGCTTTTTTTATAGACGTTATAAAAATTGTTCCCCATGATTCTAGTAACGCTTGGGGTAAGGCAGTAAAGAACGCAGCACCTTCGTCCACTTCTACTGGCTTTCCTTGTCTTCTTAAACTTTCTTTTTGTGCTTCTCTGTTTCCACCCATAAATAAAGGTAGGCTTGCTGCTGCACCACCTAACGCACCGCTTACACCAACCCCTAATACTGTTCCTGAAAAAGGTAATGTTGCTACACCTGCTGCAGCACCTGTTAGAGCTACGGCTGTAGAAGGTATTGTTTGTAAGATTGTTTCACCTGCAAATCGAGCCGCATCACCAATGCTGTCTATCTCTTTAAATTTCTGTAATCCTGCACTTTCCTGACGTATTTTTCTGCCTAACTTATTTAGCATTTCTTGATATTCGTCAGCATCTTCGTCATCGCCAACCATCCTATTCACGCCTTGCAAGAAGCTTAAACCAAGATGTTTTGCCTGATCTACACCTACACCTAAAGCACCAAAACCAGATTTAGGAGCGTAGTTCTTCTGTATCTCCTCTTGAACAGCAGGCACTTCTCTTTCTTTCATAAGAAGATATTGCCTTATTCTTTCTCTTTCTTCTGGTGTGGGTGTATCACCTGCAATATTTACTGGATAGTATTCTCCAGTCACAGGGCTTCTAATTAACTTTAACGGCATTACGGACTCGCAATCACGTTTTTACCAAGTTCTCCTTGTGTCCTTGCTATCAACATACTGTAAATTTCTGATAGAGCATCTTTCTTTGCATTTAGCATTGCTGTTTTTTCTGGTGACAATGGCATTTCGTTTTCATCTACACCAAGCTGTATTGACTGCTCTATTAAAGCCAACTGATCACCTATTGTTCCGATACCTTTTATCAAATCTCCTGCTCCTAGCATCTTAGCAAGCTCTATGGACTTATCGTAGCTCATTCTAGCCTGCATTGCTTTCTGCATTAATGTATCTCCTGCTACACCTGCCTGTACACCTAGACCAGATAGGTTTCTGAGGTTCTCTCTGTATGCCTGATTAGCCTGTGCTAGTTGTTCTACACCTGCAACACCTGCTGATAGCTGACCTCTGTCTGCTATGTTTAATCCTGCGGTCATTAATGCTAGACCCATGTCCTGATCTCTACCTGCTCTTAGTGCTTCTCTATCTTCCTGCAACTGTTTCATAAGCTGTGGTATGTAGCTTGGAGCATATGTTGGGTCTGGATCAGGATCAACT